CGTGGTGAAGATGGTGGTACACAATCTAGCCTTATGGCACAAGAAGCTAATGATGCTATTAAACAGGCAATTATGTTAGATAGTGGAAATACACAATATGAATCAGATTGGTATGTAAACGAAAATTATTCTCATGGAACAGTTAATTTTAGATAATGGCTAAACAACTAGACTATTTACCTTTAGATAATTTTGGTGTAAATGGATTAAATACACAAAGTAATCCATCTACATTAGACCCATCATATCTTACATCTGCTGATAATGTAGTAATGAGAGAGTCGGGTAGAATATCTTTTAGAAAAGGTTTAAAACAAAAAGTAGTTCCTACTGGTACAGCTATAGGTTCTATGGTGGAGCATAATGATTCTGGAACAAATAAAATATTTGCTAGTTATGGCACTTCTATTTACACAGTGGATTTTACAACTCCTAATGCTGCCTTTCCTAGTAGTGGTGCTGATGTTAAGCATACCGTTGCTAATAGTTCAGGCAATTGGCAATTTATTAATTTTAATAAAAGGTTACATTGTTTACACACAGGAGTAGTGCCACAAAGATATGATGGAAGTTTGGGTTCTGGTTCTAAATGGACAGCACATGCAACTGACCCTGCGTCTATAAGTACGCTTTTTGACCCTAGCTGTGGTATGGGGGCATACGGAAAGTTGTGGGTAGGAGGAGTTACAGAAGCCCCAGATGTAGTTTATTACTCTGTTTTGTTAGATGGTGATGATTGGACTGGTACTGGTTCTGGATTTATTGATTTAAAAACAGTATGGGGAAATGACGAAATTGTAGCTATTGCACCTTTTTATGGGCAATTAGTTATATTTGGTAAAAACAATATTGTGTTGTATGATGGCCCAGAGTCGGGTGGTACATTGGCACTTAATGAAGTTATAAGAGGAGTAGGTTGTGTAGCACGAGATAGTGTACAAGCTATTGCTGATGATTTGGTTTTTTTATCAGAAACAGGTTTAAGGTCATTAGCTCGTACAACAGAAAAAGATAAATTGCCTATGCAAGATTTATCTTTAGCTATTAAAGACACAATTATTAGAAATATTGGGCAAAGTACAAATGTTAAATCAGTTTATTTAGAAAACGAAGGCATATATATTATGACTTTCACTGATAAAAATATAACATATGTATTTGATTTTAAACATGCTACACCTGCGGGTACGCCTCGTGTAACAACTTGGACATTTGGAAACGATAGAGAGCCTGCTTCTATGATACAAACAGATTTGTATTCGGGTTTATTAGTAGGGCAAAAAGATGGTGGAATAGCAGGATATGAAGGTTATTTTGATACGGATTTGGCTTGGGTTAGTTCAGCAGCTAGTTATACTAACGCTCCTATTACTGCTGATATATCTAGTATTTGGATTAGATTAAACGAAAATGTTATAGCTTCTATTTTGAAAAAAATGATATTAGTTTTAGAAGGTGGAAGTGGTGCTACATTAGGTTTAAAATGGTATAAAGATTTTGGTATAAATCCATCAACAACAACTATAATTAATTTAAATCCTGCAACAACTGGCACAGCAGCATTGTGGGGAGCATCTACATCATTATATGGTTCTTCAAAATTTACACCTATTTATGGTTTAGAAGAATATAGAACGCCATTAACAGGTAGTGCTAAAAATGTTAAATTAAATTTAAGTATGATTAGTAATGGTTATAATGCTTCTTTACAAGATTTAGCAATAATTTCAAAACAAGGGAAAATAAGATGAGTGACTACACTATAGCAGTTAATTGGTCAGGAAAAGATGCACTTTCAGATAGTGATGCAGCGAAAGTAATATCTGGCTCTGATTTTAATACTGAATTTACAACAGTTAGAACAGCAGTTAATTCTAAAGCAGATACAAATGGTGATAGTGGTGAAGATTTTTCAGCAAATAATGTTACTATAGCAGGTAATACAACTATTGGTGGAACACTTGCTGTAACTGGAATACCAACTGTTCCTACTGCTGCTACTTCAACAAACACAACACAAGCAGCTTCTTGTGCAATGGTACAAGCAGCTATTGATGCTGATGTAACAACACACGCAGCACTTAGGTCTAGTCAAACAGTTTACGGACACGCTAAGATTTATACTTCTGGTGGAGATTTATACATAGTAACTACATAATATGGGTGATATATACTTTAATGGTACTGCTTTAGCCTCTGAAAAAAAGGTAAAGTTCAATGGTACGGATATGTCAAATGTGTATTTTAATGGCACAAAGATTTGGACATACTATTCAGAAACTCCACAAGCCTTTACAAGTTCTGGAACATATGTTTTAGACCCTGCTGAAACTTCTGTTCAGTACAAACTCTCTGGTGGTGGAGGAGGCGGTGGTGGTGCTATAGGATATTCAGGAACAGGGCCAGGTACAGCAGGCGGTGATACTATTTTAAAAGTTTTAGATTCAAGTGGTAATGTAAGGCAAACAATAGCAACTGCTTCTGGTGGTATTGGTGGTTCTGGTGGTGGCAATAATAGTACTTGTGATTTTTCAATACCAAGTGGATGGGCAAATCCTCCGTGGTCAAGCACTACTTCTGATGGTGGCATAGGTTCGCAAGGTAGTGGCGAGGGCAACCCAAGTGGAAAAGGTGGTACAGCAGGTAGTACAGCTACAGGAACATATACAATTAATGCTGATGGCAACGACCATACATTACAAATTACTATTGGTGGTGGCGGTACTGCAAATACTGCAGGTGAAGCAGGTGGTTCTGGACAAAATGGAAATAGTGGCGGTGCTTGGCTACTATACATAATTAGTTAATTAGGAGAATAGAATGGCAGAAAGGTCTTACGGTATGGCAAAAAAATTTGGAGAAGGTGGCGGGCCACGAAGAGGAGGTAAAGCTAAATTTTATTCTGATGAAAAAGCAGGTGGTGCTAGAACAGGAGCAGTTTATTCACCAAAAATGATGCAGTTTCCATTCCCTATGGGTGGCGGTGGCGGTGCTGATATAGAAGGTCTTGCTAGAGAAAACTACGAAAGACAATTAGCATTAATGGATAAAGCTGCTGAAATGGGAGCAGGTTATTCTAGTGATAATACTCTAGGTACTACTGATATAGATTACGAAAACAAAATGATAACTGAGAGGTTATCGCCAGAGTTACAAGCTGAGTATGACGCACTACTACAAAGAAGTGCTGCAGGTAGAGATAGAATTGCAGCTATGGGTGATGACCCATACGCATTGCAAATGTATTTATACAATCAAAACGCTGACCTTCGTGCAGGTGAAGCTGATAATTTAAGAAACATGACTATGGAATCTTTACAAGCAAAAGGCATGTTAGGTTCTACAGGTGGTTCAGAGTTGTATGGTTCTGTTGAAGATTCAATTGCAGCAGCAGATACAGACGCATTTAATCAAGCTATGATGCAATCACAACAATTACTTGATATGGAAAGAGCAAGACAACAAGGAGATTTAGCAACTGCTACAGCACTTGGTCTTAAACAAATTCCATATATACAAGCAGGTACACAACAAGGTGCGTCTATACCAATTAAAAATATATCTGGTGTAAGTAATGCGTCAAATATGATATATGGTGCTGCTTCAGGCACAGCAATGGGTAAGGCAAAAAAACAAAAAGGTATTTGGGATTCATTGTTAGGTGGTGGTACAGGTGGTGGATTACTAGGTGGTCTTTTAGGATTTTAGGAGATAAATAATGGGAATGTTTGGAGATAAGTATAGTACAGCAATGGCATTAGATAATGCTATGATGTCTAATGCTATATCAATGGCGGGTCGTAATAGTGAACAAGTTGGAAATATAGCAGCATTTTATACTGCAAGTATGGGAAATCCATTAACAGCTTCTTTGATGCAAGGTTCAAGTCCTGCAATGCAAAGACAAAGTATTTTAGATGACTTACAAAGAAAGCATCCTAATCCAGATACACCAGAAAAATTGAGAGCATTAGCTAGTGATTTATCTATGGCAGGTTTTGGTGATATGGCAATGACAGTTACAAATGCAGCTATAGAAATGGAAAAAACAGAAGCATCAAAAACAGCAAATTATATAGCAGCTAATACTCCTTCTACTAGACTTTTTGACAATCTTACTGATAGTTTAGCAAACAGAGTTTTAACAAAAGAAGTAGTTAATGGATTTTTACAAACATCTTGGAATGACAAAGATGGTGTTGCTTATGGTGAGCTAGGAAAAGAATTTAGAATCGATAATAAAAATAAAGATTGGAAAGAACAATACGATTTTGATTTTAAAGAAGCATATGCTCAATTAAAAGGTGAAATACAAAATTATGCTATTCATTTAGAAGCACAAGGTTTTGATAAACAAGCTATAAATGCAATGTTGTTAGACCCAACAAAAACAATTGCAGGTTTAAAATCCTATGTAGAAGATATTGGAAACACAGAAACAGCACAATATTTATCGGGTAAAAATATTATATTAAGCACACCAAAAAGTAGAACTACAGAAACAAAAAATGTAGAAGCTGTACCTGCAACTGTAAGTTTTAATTCTTCAATAATGGATGAAGATATAATGTCACTTCTAAAATAATATGAGTACAACTTGGATTGAAGGTTATGGTTTAGTGCATGTAGCAGGAGGTAAAAGTCCTGTTGAAAGAGATGCTACTATCCAATACTTTTTAGATACAGCACCAAAATATCAAGAGTTAGGATTTTTTGGTGATATAGGAAATTCATTTGGAGAAATGCTAGAAGGCTCATCAATATATAGAAGTTATTTAGATAGATTAACTCCTTCTTTGCAAAGAGATGCATTGTTAGATACAGATGAAGAATACGAACAAAGAATAAAAGAAGGACAAGAGTTACAAGACGAACACAAAAGAAGATGGCTTGAAGATAATATGTCTGAATGGGGTAATGCTATTGGATGGTATGACTCTGTAGCTTTAGAACAATATTATAATACAATAGCTAAATCAAGAAATTTAAAACCAGAAGAAGAAGCTGATAGAATTGCAAATAATTCTATGCTAGATGCTATACATGATGATATGGATATAGCATATGAAAATACATGGTTAAGAGGTAATGGTAATTTTGATGTATCTGATGTCCAAAAAAAATACGGATATGAAGAAGAAGATTTAAATGTATTACAAACTTTAAAAGCTGCATGGGATTATGCTACTGATAGACCAGGTGCGTTTATTGGTTCTTTAGCAGGAATGATAGCTGCAGACCCACAATTATTAGCAATTAATTTTTTAAGAATACCTGCTGTTGTTACAAGAAGTGCTCAAGCAGGTCAAAATTTAGTAAGAGCAGGGTTAGGTATTAAACCTAAATATTATCAGTCGTTTGAGAAAATGAGTAAAGCACAAAAATTAGGATATGGTGCTTTAGGTCGTGGAGTAGAAGGTGCTGTATATGGTGGTGTATATGAAGGTATGCGTGATTTAACATTTAAAGGTCATATAGATAATAATAATTTACAAAATGGACTTGCTATGGGTGCATTGTTTGGCACTGCATTTGGTGGAGTTACTGGGCATTTAGGTAAAGACATTGGTAGAAACTGGATGTTAAACAAAACTGGTTCAGCAAGAATGCGTGAAACTTTTAACAAACTTAAAGGTAATTTAGGTGGTGTTAAATATTCTGAGTTTAAAGGCACTGATGGAAAATTAGTTAAAGGTTTAGGTTGGAATGCTACATGGCAAGGTAATATACAAAATACATTAAAAGCACAACAACAAAAACAAGTTAGAAAAAAAGCAAAAGAAAAAACTGCAGTTGCACAAGAAGTAGATAATCCAGACTTTAGAGATTTAACTAAAGTTGGTAGACCTTCTACTGGAGGTGCTGTTAAAGTTGTATTGCCTGAAGGATTAAACCATGCAGCTAGAGGTGATTTATGGAGAGCAAGAGCAATAGAAACTCTTGATGAAACTTTAAATGCAGGAAAAAAAGATGCTGATAAAACACCTTTAAAACAAATTGCAGAAGAAATTGATAATGGAATAAGAGATAGAGAATTGTCTTTAGCAACTGAAAAAACTGCGGAAGGTAATCGCAAATACATCATGAAAGAAGCTAGAGGTTTAGCTGCTAAACAAGAAGCTGCATTTCAAGAAGCACAATATAAACTAACTAAGGGCGAAAAAGCATACGATACTTTAAGAAAAGAAACTGGAAACAAAAATTATTTAGATAAAGACTGGGGAACACAAAGAGAAATAGATTATGTTAATGAATTAAGAAGTAGATTAGACCCAGAAGGTGATGGAGTAGGTGGTCAATCAGTAAGAGAATCAACCGATTTTGCAACAGTAATGAAAAATTTTGATGCAGAAAATAAAGGCAGAGTTATAACAAATGCAGATAGATTTAGAGCAGGAATTATAGGTGCTGCTGCGGGTATTTATTTAACAAGTCAAAGTCCAGAAGATATGGGATTTGGTTCTCTCTTAGGAATGGCTGCGGGTATAGCAACTAGACAGTTTTTACCACAAATTAACAGAAGCAAAGCTGCAATGAAAAGTAAAGTATATCAATCAGCAAAAGAAGCTGAAAACATTACAAAGGAATTGCAATATAAAACTAATCGTGTAATGCGAACATTAGAGTCGGTATTAAAAAATAAAAACGCAAGATTAACAAGCGACCAATTTATTGATTATTTGGAAAATTATACTTTACCAAAAAAAGGACAAAAAAATCAACATGGAAATACTTTTACAGAAGTTGCAAAAATAATACAAGAAAGAAAAGCACTTGAAAAAAAATTTCCAGAAGTAGAACAAGCTATGAAAGCATATCAAAATCTAATGGCTGTGTACAAAGAAACAGCAAAAGAGTTTGGTGTGCTGTTAGATGAACAGCAAATAATAGATTATGTTACACATATATTAAGAAAGCCATCAAGAACATCTAATGATACAATTTTAAAAATTGCAAATAAAACTGGATTAAAAAAGAAAAGTCCATTTGACAATTTTCGTTCTCATATAGGAACAATTAAAAAAATAAAAGAAGAAGGATATGATATCGAAACTGATATTTTTAAAATATTAGATGGTTATACTAGGTCAATGACAAAAGCTATTGTTGGCAGAGTTATTATTAAAGATATTAAAAGTGCAAAAATTGTTCATGGAAAAAATGACATAGGTTTAATTATTAATAAAGGTGAAAAAGTTGCAAAAATTGCAAGAGATGAATTAGGGTATGTGTCTAGTAATCATCCTGCTTTACAAAATGTATTATTACACCCTACTATAAATAGTGCAATAGACCAATTTTTTGTAATTAGTAAAGGTGGTATACTAGACAAAATTTTAATTGCAAATAATGCAGTTAAAAGAACAGTTCTAGCACAATCTTTTTTCCATGCACAAGCATTGTTTATGTCTGGTGTTTACTCGGGAATGTATACAAGTTTGTTAAATCCAAATGGAAGTGGTATTGCTCGTATGAGAAAAGTAAAGCAATTTATGGAAGCACAATGGAATCCACATGAAGTTGCAACTGATTTAAATGGCAAACCACTTTATAAAAGAGGTCTTAATGGTGCAATAGAGGTAGGTTCTGATGGTAAACCTGTAAAATTATATGGCGAATATCAACATCAAAAACTTTTAAAAGAATTAGCAAAAACACAAATGGGTATTGGTGTTGCAAGAAATAACGAATTAGTATTGCCAGGCTATCGTAGTTTTAAAAATGTATTAGAAAAATATAAAGTATTAAAACCTATAGACAAAGCACAAAGTTTTATTGATAAGGCAACTTGGGATTATATGCACGATTATTCCAAAATTTATACTTATCTTTTAATGAAAGAAAAAATGATGTCGTCAAAAGCTAAAGGCATAGGTAAATTAAAAATAGTAGCAGATGATTGGCATGGATTAAATGAAAAAGATGCAATGGTAGCTGCTGCTGCTTTTACAGATGACGCATTTGGTGGTCAAAGCATGACAAGAATTTCAGCAGAATGGGCTGCATTAGCTGTTAAAGAAGCTGATAATCCTAAAGGAATGTTAGCTGCTGTTGGTGCAGCTATGACAACTCCAACTGCTCAAAAATACAGTAACTTAGTTTTGTTTTCACCTGACTGGACACTATCAAATATCAGGATTGCTTTCAGAGGCATGGGTATGAGTACAAAAGGTCTTGATAAAGTAATTAGTAGTAAAGGAAAAGCTAAATTAACTAACAAAGAAGTGGCTGAATTAAATATGTACTTGGGATATACTGCAAGAAGCATGTTAGCAACTTCATTTTTTGCTTATATTTTACATAAACTTTTTGCAGGTTCAAATGTAGATTTTGATTTAGCAGAGTTTTGGTTGACTGGTAGATTAAGTTTAGGTGATAGTGAAGAAATGGTTGTATCAAAACAAATTGCAGAACCAATGCACTGGATTATGAATCCATTACATACTGGATTAAGTAAAGCCTCTGTAATTCCAAAAACTGTTCTTGAAGCACTTTTTGGAAAAGAGTATTTATCTTTAAAACAAGGCACATTAACTGGTCCAACTCTTTCAAGTGGTGATACATTAGACTGGGCGTTTTGGACTGCAAGTAAATTTACGCCAATTTCATATAGTCCATTATCTAGTTATGCAAGAGGTTATATAGATGATGATTATTACAATGCTCCAGATTCATTAAAGGAAGCGTTGTGGAAAGTTGTTTCAAATGCCTCTGGTTTCCCTACATATTACGCAAATGAAGAACTAAATGTTACTAAATAATTTAAATGGAGAATTAAAATGGCAATGGTAAAAAGAGCAGAAAGAATAGCAGAGTTACAAGCTATGATTGAATCAGCAAAAGCTGAGATTAAACAACTACAGGCTGATGACCAAAGTGATAAGGCAAAAGCAGCTATGTCTGAAAGTAGAGTAGATAATGAAGATGGAAATCTACAAGAAAGAAATACTGCTGATGCAATTGCAGCTTATGAAGCTGACAAAAAAAATGAAAGAGAGTTGACAGGCGAAAGAAACGAACAAGGAGATTTTCTTCAAGTGCCTATTACAGTAAGCAAAGAAGAAATGAATGAAAGAGTTATTGATAAAGATATGAGAACAGATGAAGAATCTGCTCGTAGAAAATTTACAGGAGTTGAACCTGTAGAAACAGTACCTTCATCTCAAGGTGGTGATTTAGAAATGGGTGGCGGTAGAGCCAAAGGTGAAGAAGTAGAGCCTTCTGAAAAAACTAATGGTTTCAAAGCTGACGAAGGTGGCAATATGAGTGTTGACGAGAAGGATGATTTCTGGAAAACACAAGAAGGGTATAATAAAGCTATGGAAATGTATGGTCAAAAACCTGCATTTGTTCCAGACGAGCCAACTATGATATGGAATCCAGAAGAGCAGAAATATGAAAAAATTAAGGAAGAAGATAAAGAACAGTTTGAAGATTTATCTACTCCTTCTATGTCTGCTGATATCAAGGCTTTGTTTGGCTAGTATGACTGCAGAAGAAATAAGAGGTTCGCTACTTAGGGCAGGGTTTGAAGAAGATGAAATACCTGCCTTACTTGGCAACATAGATGTAGAAACTGGTGGTACTTTTGACTTTACACAAGTAGAAGATACTACTAGAGAGAACAAAGGTTATGGTTTATTCCAGTTTACTGGTGGACACCTTACCTCTTACCTTGATTATTTAGAAGATACTAATCAGGAAGATAGTGCTGATGCTCAGGCTAACTTTGTATACGCTAATATTTATGATAAGAACCCACCTCATGTAATAGGTGCGGGTAATCAAAAAAAGATACAAGAAGCATTTGATGATGGTAGTCTTGCTGATAAATCAGATATCTTTGGTAGATGGTATGAGAGATTTAAAGGTTCAGAAGATGAAGAAACATGGTTGCCAGACTGGATGAGAGGCAATTTTGCAGATGGCTTCACAGGATTATTTACTAGACAACACCCTTCTTATAATGAAAGACTCCAGAGGTCTAGGAAGTACGATTAGAACACCTGTTCTCTGGCACAAGTACAGGCAAACTTGCTCAAAAGGAGTCTATGCGAACCCTC